CCTCGGACCCTTGACTTGCTTCTGAATGTTATAAAAAATTCCGTACTATTTCCCTTTCTATCAAAAATTTCTACGTTCTCAAGAGTACCCATAAAAGCGTTTTTTAGCGCATTGTAAAAATCTCCAGAAAGTTTTTCTAGATCTCTTTTTGAAATCGTAACTGCATCCACAGCTAACTGATATGCAATATGATCCTGTAGTCCTTGTTTTGATAAGTAAAAAGTATGCACTTTTACGTCAGAAACTTGTTTTCTGTACTCCTCTGAAGTACGGCGAAGATCTTTTTCAATCTTCTGTAAAAATACTTTTAGGTCTTTAGTAGCCATTAAAAGTTTTTATATAAGTCTAAGACTCGCTTAATGTGATCTGGAAAAGCCACATTATTTCTTTGACTAGTAGAACTTTGGTTTTGTATACTGGCTCCGCCTAAAGTTCTGCGCTCTTTATGCTCGTCTTTTAAGTAGTAAGTAATTAAATCAATTACTGCTAATTTTAAGTCATCGGGACAAGTTGCATATCCTGCTGTATAAACTACTTCTACGGCTGCGGGTCCTTTTGGCCAAAAATTATAGCCACCTCCGCCGGTGGTTCGTAATATACTATCAGTATTATAATCAAAATAATACTCATGATCTGTTGTAGTTAATGTCTCATAAGAAGAATCGTATGAAGATCTTTCTTTTACACTTACAATGGAGTTGACAGGTGTTTCTGTCAATTGTACTGCATGCGTATTCCAAGTAATATTAAATGTTTCTGTTTTATTACTTGAGAAATGATCGACTAAGCTATTACCACAATAGGTTTTTACTAATTGACTCACAGACGGAATCAATGAATTCAATCGCAAATCCTCTTTAGGAGATGCAATTCCTTCTGACTCTTTATATTCTGCTAATGTAATTAAATTTGCCATAAGTCCATTAATAAAAACCTTGGGGAAGGAAACCCTTCCCCTCGGTTGCTAGCTATTATTAAGCTACTGAATCGATTTTGATACAAGGCTGATCTGTGCCTGCACCTGCGACGATTTCGTTGAAGCCCAGAGACTGGGTGGCAACGATTACACGACGCTGATTCATAACTTCGTAATCCTGCTCGACGGTTACACCGCGGAGTCGTGGAGCTACGTAGTTTCGTGCGTATACTGCGAATGCTACTGGTACGCCAGCACCTTCAGCAGCGAACTCTTCAGAAACGATTACTGGAGAACCGAAAACAGCTCCGACAGTACCCGTTACTTTAATAGCGAGTTCAGTACCAACTTCGTCTAAGCTTTGGAAAGCTGAATCGCTTAACAAATCATAGTACATGTTTTGGCTGACGATAAAAGTAACATCAGAAGGATTCAAGCCGTACTTACCCATTTCCTTACGTGCATTCAACAAGTCAGCACCAGTCATAGTATTGAATGATACACCTGCTGCTCCGTTACTGGAGATGTCGTGAGTAATAGCGGAAGCTGAACCGTGTCCGTCAAGACCAGAAATAGTACCGTTACCCAAAAGGAAAGCGGATTCTACTGCTCGACCGTGTGCACGTGCTACACCTTCAACCAACATAGGCATTAAGTTAATAAGAGTTTGCTCATCAACTTCGTTATCCATGAATGTGCTTGAGATCAAACGATAAGCATTCAAGATAACTTGCTTAGGCTGGTAAGTAGCATTTGATGCGCCACGATTTTCCAAGTTACCGCTAGTAGCGTTAGTTGCCCATGAAGCTGGGTCAACATCTACCTGGATAGGAAGAACTGTAGACTTACCGTTTACAGGGATCTCACGAAACAAACGAGCGACTTTCAATTCGTTCATGATTTCTTTCTCGATCAAACGAGAAACTTCTTGGTCAATATCACCAGCATTAGTTGCATAGTCAATACCAGCTTTTTGCTGAACGTTTTGTGCAAAGTCAGTATTCCAACCTTTCTGAGTCATAACACCCAACATGTGAGCATTTAAGAAATCTTGACCCCACTTAGTGATATCAGACTGTTCAGCACGATCTGCAAATACTCTCTTAGATTCACGCATCTTCTGAATCTCTTCAGACTTCTCTTCAAGATCCTTCTTATACTGAGCGAGAATTTCACCCATGTCAGCTTCTTTAGCAGAAAGCTTTTCTTGCATATCGCTAAGTAGTTTTTCAGCTCCTGATTCAACACCAGTTTGAATTGCTGATTTTACTTCTTCTGCCTGAAGAGCTTTAGCGTCTGCGTCTGCAGCGGCTTTTTCTTCGGCTTCTTGTACAGCTTTTACTTCAGCTGCTTTTTGCTCGGCTTGCTTCATTGCAATCTTTGCAGCAGTTTCCTCTGCTACCTTCTTAGCAAAAGCTTCCAAGTCGACTTCGGGAGTATTAATTCCTTCCGACATATTAGTCTCCTTTTGGGCAATAGCCCCATCCGGTGCGTCACTAGCTAGTAATGATTTTTCATCCTTAGCCAGAGACGGCTCGGCTAGTTCGACACTATTTATGAAAGTTTTTTTGAATTCTTCGTACTCAGCTAGTGAGTCAAAAGACTTCGCCAGAGAGAAAGTGGCTGCTTGATTGCAAGGAACGGATACAACCGATACTTCAAACAATTCAGCGTCCTTAATCTTTAGTCCGTCAGTTTCCGTAATATAATCAGCATCCTTGACTCGGAAACCAACAGAAAAAGCCCCAAGGATACCTTCTTTAACTAGTTCACAAACATTAGCAGGTGCAGACTTGCTAATCTTTGCTTCTAACTCCAGGCCATTCTCTGTTATTTTAAGGCCTGTAGCTCGACCGATTGGTCGATCATAGTCGTGATTGAAAAGAATAATAGGATTCTTCTCAAAATTCTTTAGTCCACCTTTTGCCCATGCTTCATGGGAGATAGAATCTCCTGCACGATCAAAATCAGACGTACTTGCCATACCACGAATCATTACACTTCCATCCTCGGAAGGTAAAGATTTGAAAGTAGACGTTAGATTAAATATTTTTTCCATATTATTTCTCGTCTTTGCTCAGTACTGCTGGAGCAGGCTTTGGCTTTGGAGCAGCTTTAGGTTTGGGCTTAGGGGGAGAAGGTGGAGGATTCTCTGCCTTCTTAATCTCTGCCCATATATCGGGAAGACTTCCTTCAAGTGTCTGAAGTAGTCTTGACCAACTACCAAAATGGTTAAGAGCCATACCCGAACGAATAGGAACTTTATTTCCACACTGATCATAGTCATGCTTTTCAAGAACTTTTCCTTTTTCAAGCATAAACATAGCAATCTCTTGTAAAATCTGGTTTCTTACTCGTAATCTAGCCATCGGTATCATCTCCTTCTACTGGTCTGCCGCCTTCATCTGGGTTTGCTGCGCTTCCTGCAATGTTTGCAGGAACTCGAAGATCATCATAACCTTTTACTGGATCAAACCCTAAATGGTTTCTCGCCTCGTTCGGAGTAATAACCCCAGCATTTACTAATGAAGTATAGTACTGTGATTGATCTCTTAGCTCCGGCTGAAGAGCGGGAATATCTGTAACATCTTCTTTTAAGTCAAAACCAAAAAACCTTTCAAGTGCAAAGTTCATTTTACGAACAATAGGCAGAACGGTCTCTAAGTAGTACATTCGCATGTTTGGACGAATATTTGCGTTGTTTCCAGAGTCCAACATAATTGGGGGTATACCTAGTGCTTTCAGTATAATCTTTTCATTTTCTGAAATTGCACTCTGGAAATCTAATTCTTTAAAATTTACGTTTGCAAACGAATCAATCTCTATTCCACCATCAAGAATAAGTGGGCGTCTTCCGCCTGCGTCTGGCTTATATCGAATGCTCCAAGACTGTAACATTCTTTCTTTAATTTTTTCTGATAACGTATTAGGGCTTTTAAGTACTAGCCCGGGGACAGCTCCATTTTTAAAAAAGTTATCTTGAAAGTCTCTCATGCGCTTCATGAGAATCATAGTACGAAGAGCGGGTTTCAATCGTGAAATACCTCTATAAATGGAGTAAAAAGAGTTGTCTTTAATGTGTATGATTTCACTAGGTTTATAGTCAATTCTTTCGTTAAAAGTAAATTTTTCTATGTAAGTAGTATCGCTTGCATGAATAACCATCTTACTAGAGGGCAAGTGATATAAATGTACTCCATCGAAGTAGATAAATATATTACCATCTAGCAAGAAATCCGTAACAAGATTACGTCTAAAAGTACTAATATCTTGAAAAGGATTTGGTTCTTTATTCAGAAGTAAAGAGACTCGCGATCTCTTTATTCCTTTTACTACACTCGCTAAATTCTGAATTTGAGGTCCTACTGAGATAGGGATCTCAGCAGTATCGTCTACAATAAGGTTTACCCCTCTGTTTACAATTTCAAGGTCTTCATATGCCTTTTCATAACGAAAAGTAAACTCTCTTGACGATTCTGTTTTATGATCAAAGTATGACTGCGCAGGATTTAGCTTTTCTTCTAAATCTACGGCGTTTCGTCCTAATATTTTATCATACCATGCCATGTTTTTCTCTTTGAATCTCTACCCAATTTTCTTGCTTCTTTGCGGTACCTAGCCCAGGATTTCTGCCATAGACTTTATGTAGTTGCAAATGATGCGCATGACACAAGGTAACTGTATGCTCATATAACTCTGCCCAGTGTTTCTCTATGAATTCATCTCTAAAGGATAAGACATTTTCAGGTAACAACCTATTTTTCTTAACATAAGTGTGAACTAAAGGGCTTAAGGTGTAAAAATGGTGAAAGTCTAATTGGGATTTTTCTCCACAAATATAACACTCAGTGCCTTTTTCATACTTATTCTTTGCTTTATCTCTTATGTATTTTACTATGTCTCTTTTCAAATCCATTTTGTATTACCGAAAGTATATCCAATTTGAGGTGTTATGTCAAATACTATTTTTGACAAGGTATCGTTAAAACCCGCTGTTGCTTGTTTCAAACGAATATAATGCGTACCGTAGAGCATCCGCCATATGAGAGGCTCTATTGTGCCTAGGCTTTTCTCGAGCTAAGTTTGGATTAGGATCCCATTGATACTGGTCTAATGCCATCATGCTTTCTAAACATGTTTGATTTACAAGAAGACTATCATTATCAACTATACCTGCTACATGTGCAATTCCATCAAGTACGGATTTTTTAGCGTTGATGGTGCTAAGATCATAATTTTGTGCAAAGTCAAATCGAGTTTGCTGAGCAGCAGAGTCAATATAAATATAATCAATATCCCACTTATCCACAAGCCTTTGTATTTCATGCGCGTGATGTTCGGTTGTTTTTTCTGCATCTAAGTACTCATCTAGTAGGTAGTATTTTTGCTCGTCCCAGTCATAGGCGATGACACAAAATGCAGTAGGATCTCTGTAGCCCACGTCCAGACCAGCAAAAATATCCATTTGGTGAGTTTCCATTCCGTCACAGTTAATAACGCATTTTTCATGATCAAAGTTCCAAACTTGGCCTTCATAGATATTAAAGTCAGCTTCATATTCTTGTTTAAACTCAGCTTCTGACATAGACTTTCTAGCTTCTTCAATGTCGGAGTCAGATATTCGTGGATTGTCTTTATAAGTTGCTTTAATCGAAATCCATTCTGGAAAATCATCAGTAAATCCTCTATCAAAAAATTCTGAAAACCAGTTGTTTCGTCCTCGTGGAGTAGAAATAAAAATTGCTTTTGAATTACCCTTATCTAGTGTAGGTCTTAATGCTACATTAAAAGCATCTTTACCGTCTGCAAGTGCTGCTTCGTCAAAAATAATTAAATCATAAGATCTACCTACACAAGAGTCTACTTGATTGACAGATCCCATACGTACTGTAGAACCGTTTGATAATTCAATTACTTTGTCTTTGGCATTATCTTTGGTTACTTCTAAGTCGAAATGCTTAATTAAGTTTCTTTGAAGATCGAAAGAAATTTGTGAAAGAGAGTAGTTTGGAGACATGATTAAAATATTAGAGCCAGGAACTAATGAAACTAATTGTCCTATGATATTAGCAATGTAAGTCTTTCCCTGTCTTCTGGACAGAGCTGCACACACAAAGCGATACTTTGGATTATTAATTGCATTTATAATAGCTACCTGTGAAGGTAGAGGATTAACTCCCAATAATTCCATGTAAGGCTCTACTTGTAATTTGAGATATCTATCTTCTTGAACATAATCTAATAGATAGTCTGATATTATGTCCTGTCGGCTTATTTGAATCGCCATTTTAATCTTGTCCCATTGATCTCGTTTTACTATACCGTCTGCAGTAATCTATTTCTTTTAGATTTTCTTCTTCATCGGGCTCTTCGTGACGAATACTTTTTTTGTACTCCTCTACAAATATAAGAATATCCTGTGTTTCCGTACTGATATTAAGCTTTTCCATCTTATTTCTTCCAGAATTTACCTTTTATTAAATTAATAATAACTCTAAAGGGACTGTAAGCATATTGATACTTCCAGTCGTACTTTGCGTAATCTCTTTCATAATCTGATTTTAGACACCAGGCTCTTTTCCAATTATCTACATAAAAGCCTTCATGTTCTAAAATAGCATGTCCGCCGCCGTTTACAGTAACATAACAAATTTTAAACTTACCAGTAAATAACATTGTCAAAAACTTAATACGACTACAACCTGCTAGTAGCCAGGCAACTGTAAGAGCATAGTCTTCACAGTCACCTTCATCTTTTTCTGAGTCCACATCTAATACACGCCAGTAATCTACCGCATTGTATTGTACTTTATCGAACTCGTAAACAAAAAGACTATTTACACGTTCTACTGCTTGAAATCTTAGTAGTTTCATTGTTTTCCACTATAAGCATTAGCTCCAAAGAAAGCACTTACCAAAGCAGCAATAGCTACAAAGTATGTGGGTGCAATATCTCCAATAATCTTTGCTGCACTTTCTAACCCAAAAAGACTAGTACAAAAAATACCAAAAGGATATAGTAGCATTCCGAACAAAGCAAACCATGTCATTTTTCGCATCGCATCGCGCTGAGCATCTTCGTCTTCTAGCTTCTTTCGTTTGAACTCTAAATGCATTGCTAGCTCTTTGTCTGTAACTACACCGTCACCGTTTACATCTGCTGGATGATGCTCACTCATTACCATTTTACCTTATCTGCCCAATATGCTGCGGACATCTTGCCTTTGGCTATGTTTTTTGCGTGACGAGCTTTGAAGCTTGCTCGTTTCTTTTTCATCGCTTCAGACTCTCCAGCTTTAGGTTTTCCCGCCGTTTTAGCGCCTTGCTGACCGAAACGAATTGTCTTAATTTTTGTACCTACTTTTGCTACAACTATGTGTGATTTTTTGGGATGACCTGGAGTGCGCTTTGGCTTATTAAAGCCTGATACACCAGCTCTCTTAACTCTAGAGTCCTTCTTTTTAACGCTTTTTCTTTTTGCTGCCACGTTTCTTCCTCTTTGCAAACGTACTTACGTTCGTTGGCTTGCCTCCAGGGTTACCGGCGGCTCTCTTACGACGAATTGCAGATTTTCTTTGAGATGGAGTCATGGATGCTGCTTTGGAAGCGGGTACGCATTTTGGATATTTTTTCTTACCCGACTTACTTCTTCCACATTTTTCGAACCCCCCGCCCTTTTTAGGACGGGAGATATCAACCCACTTTTCTCCAAACCACTTAGTTAATCCACCTGGTGGTTTAATTCCTGCCATTTTAGTCTCCCGGACTAACGCTTAGAAGGTCACTTCTTCTTTTTACCTTTCTTTTTCTTTGCGATTGCTTTTTGAAGTGCGGGTGGAAGTTTCTTTTGAGCAGCAGTTAAACCACCCATAGACTTCTTTTTACCCTTACCTTTCTTAGCTGGACGTCCTCTTTTACTTCCGTAAGTTCCTTTTCCTCTTGGCATTACTTGCTCCCCATGCGGTATTTACCGCCCTTGGCTTTGTAAGTTTTTACAAGCCATCCATTTGCATAAGCTGAAGGATAAACTGCAAACTTCCGCTTTGCTTGAGCTTTTACATTTGCGTAAAGTTTTTTATTTGTCGGAACTGGCTTCTTCTTAGCTGTCTTCCTCTTTTTCTTCACTGCCATTTGCTTCTCCGTACCAGTCAGCTCTGCTAGACTCTTGGAGCTTTTGAAGCTTCTCGGTTCCATTTTCGTACGCTTCTGCTTCTTCTTTAGTCACAAAAGCTTTTTTGCCTCGTTTAGGATCGTAACCAAACCATTTTCCATTATTATCAAAC